TGAAGCTTCTAAGTTGCTTGATGAGCTTCGAAGGAGAACCGAGCAAAACGACTGGACAAGCGACTATGCAAAAGGCGTTAACGTTCTAAGCCCGTCGAAATACCACTTTTCCTAGCGAGGGAGCGATGGATTACGAGACGTTTATTCAAAGCAAAAGACGCAGCGTCAATGCCTTTGGATTTGATGTTGCTGCCAACAAGTTGAATAGAAATCTGTTCGACTGGCAGAAGCGAGCCGTTCAGTGGGCGGTAAAGCGTGGCCGGGCTGCTTTGTTTGAAGAGTGCGGACTTGGCAAGACCCTTCAGCAACTTGAATGGGCAAGGCTGATTCACTAGCATTGCGGACAGCCAGTGATTGTCCATTGCCCCGTCGGCGTTCGCAGCCAGACCAAACGCGAGGCCGAAAAGTTTGGCATTCAAGCCAAGGTCGATATTGCGGATAGCCAGGATGCAATTGTGAACGGCATTAACTTGGTTAACTACGAAAAGCTGCACAAGTTTGATACGTCTGTTTTCTGCGGCGTCGTGCTGGACGAGTCATCAATTCTCAAAGGAATGAACTCAGTTACCAGAAAGCTTCTGCGAGACAGCTACGGTGGCACTAGGTTTCGGCTTGCATGCACGGCGACACCGGCCCCAAACGATCACATGGAGCTGGGCAACCATGCTGAGTTTCTCGGGATTTGCGAGCCAGTCGACATGCTCAACCGATACTTCGTGCACGACAGCGGCGACACCAGCAAATGGCGATTGCGTGGGCATGCTGAAAAAGATTTCTGGCTCTGGGTTAGCCAGTGGGCAATCTGTATCAGTCGGCCTTCCGACGTTGGCGGTGATGATCGCGGATACGTTCTGCCTGGTCTAGTTATCGAGCGTCATCATGTAACGCCAGACATGGACGACGCCCCATCTGGAATGCTTTTCAATACAGCTGGGATAAGTGCAACGACCATGCACGAAGAGAAACGCCTAACAAATGCGGCACGATGTAAGCGGGCTGCCGAACTTGCAAAAGAGGCGAGCGGTCCAGTCTTGATATGGTGCGACACGAACTACGAGGCAGACGAGCTGGTAACTCATTTGCCGGACGCGGTCGAAGTAAGAGGCGACGACAAAGACAAAGAATCGAAGCTTCTTGGGTTTGCCGACGGAGCGTTCCGCATCCTGATCAGCAAGCCATCCATTGCCGGCTTTGGAATGAACTACCAGCACTGCGATACGCAGATTTTTGCCGGCCTTAGCTACTCATTCGAGGCCTACTATCAAGCGGTGCGTAGGTCGTGGCGATTCGGCCAGTCTAAGCCAGTCAAGGTCCACATTGTCATTGCTGATAGCGACAGTGCTATCGAGTCGGCAGTAGCACGAAAGGAGAGCGACCACGCCGTCATGCAATCGGGCATGGCTCAAGCAATGGCTCAAAGCAATGGCATCGAGTGGAATGGCGACATGCTAAAGCAGAAGTATCGACCGACGGTATCAATTCAGGTTCCTAGTTTTTTAGAGGGGATGGAAGCGTGCAGGTAATTGATCAAACACAAGGGACTAGCTGGCACTTGTTCCGCGGCGACTGCTGCGAGGTGCTAAAGGGCTTGCCAGACGAGTCTATCGATTATTCGATATTCAGCCCGCCGTTTGCGTCGTTGTACGTCTACAGCGACAGCGAGCGAGATATGGGCAACTGCGAGACGGATGAGGAGTTTTTCACTCACTATCGATTTTTGTCTGACCAGCTTTTTCGGCTGATACGACCTGGCAGGCTGGTTAGCGTTCACTGCATGAACTTGCCAAGCACGATCCAGAACAATGGCTATATCGGCATTCGTGATTTTCGTGGCGAAATCATCCGCACGATGCAAGCTAGCGGATTTGTATACCACTCGGAAGTCTGCATCTGGAAAGACCCGGTGCTGGCGATGCAGCGTACAAAAGCACTCGGGCTCCTTCACAAGCAGGTAACAAAAGACAGCTGCCGATCGCGGCAAGGAATTCCCGATTACGTTTGCACATTTCGCAAGAGCGGCGAAAACGAAAAGCCGGTCGCTGGCAGGTTCAATCGGTTTGTCGGCGACCAATCGACATTCGACAACAAAGGCGACCTGAGCATCGACGTATGGCAGCGGTACGCCAGCCCTGTCTGGATGGACATTAACCAGAGCCGAACGCTCAACGGTCGCTTGGCTCGCGAAGAAGCCGACGATCGCCATATCTGCCCGCTTCAGCTTGACGTTATCGAGCGATGCCTAGAACTCTGGACCAACGAAGGCGACGTAGTTTTAAGCCCGTTTGCCGGGATCGGCAGTGAGGGAGTTGTCAGCATTCAAGCTCGAAGAAAGTTCATCGGCGTTGAGCTAAAGCAATCCTACTTCGAGTGGGCAGCAAAATTCCTGATGGATGAAGAAAAGAAGTCTATGAGCAGCAGTCTTTTTAACTAAAGGAAAAACCATGAACGCAATTACCACCGAACAACCCAAGAAACATTCTATTCGCGAGTACTTGGCCGCCCCGTCGATGTTGGAGCAAATTGGCCGAGCGTTGCCGCAGCATATGACGGCGGAACGCATGGCGAGGATCGCGACGACATGCCTAGCGAGAGTCCCGAAGCTTGCCGAGTGCACACCGGAAAGTTTCTTTCGGTGCCTCCTCGACCTGTCCGCCTGGGGCTTGGAGCCAGATGGTCGGCATGCTCACCTGATCCCGTATGGCAAGGAATGCACGCTGGTTCTGGACTACAAAGGTATCGTTGCTCTTGCCTATCGATCGGAAAAGATCCTGTCGATCCACTGCGACGTTATCCGCGAGGGCGACCTGTTCGAATTCAGCTTGGGCGAGGTGAAACAGCATACGCCGTGGGCGTTCCGCAACGAGGGTAAGCCGACTTCTGCCGGCGAGATCGTCGGGGCGTACGCGTACATAAAGCTTGTCAACGGTGCCATCAAATGCGAGTTGATGAGCCGCGATGAAATCGAGGCGATCCGCAAAAGGTCGCGGGCTGGTAACTCCGGGCCGTGGGTTACGGACTTCGCAGAAATGGCGAAGAAAACGGTGTTCCGTCGAGCCTCGAAGTGGATACCGCTATCGGCTGAAATTGTGCAGGCCTTTGAGCGAGACGACGAGCAGTTCGCTGTCTCGCAACCAATCAAGGCCGACCCGATAGACATTGCCGGGCTGATCGGGGGAAACGATGAATAGCCAAGACTTGTTTTCCTGGGCTGCGGCTCGCAGCAGCGACCCGGATACCAGCCATCTGGCGGCGGAGCATATCAAGCCATCGCTAACTAGGCTGCGGCGGATGTTCCTTCAGTCGCTGGTCGAGCTCGGCCAGTCGACGGCCAACGAAGCGGCTTGGCATGCGACGGGCGACCATACGCTGCGTGAATCGATCCGCAAGCGAGCGGCGGAACTGGTGAAAAGCGGCGAGATTGAGATCGCCGGCAAGCGGCAATGCAAGGTGACTGGCGTTGCGGCAAATGTTTACAGGGTTACTGAGTAATTGAAACACGCCGAAAGGCACCGGGAACGCTGCGACCGGACAAACGCGGCACAGGATGAGGGAGTTTTGTTATGGCAGATAAAGTTAATCTAAAGCCTATTTCGCGTTCACTGATGCGATTTTCGATCAAAGGGACATCGCCTTTGATTACGCACCAATGGAGCGAAAAGGCAAAGCGGGAGATGCGTGAAAAGCACGCTGGCAAGAAGACCAAGAATCGAGAGGTTCGCAATCCGAAGGACGAGATGGAAGCGGCGATTTACCGGACTAGCGACGGAGCCTACGGCGTTCCGGGGCTGGCATTGAAAGCGGCGATCATCAACGCTGCTCACAAGGACTTGGGAGTAGAAAAGACGCTAGTGCGTAAAGCGTTGTTCCTGAAAACCGAAGACCCGAACAAGGTAATCGAGTTGCGTTCGCCTGAAGAACCGACGATGCGGGAGGATATGGTACGCGTGGGAATGTCTCAAACCGATATGCGGTATCGCCCGCAGTGGGATGAGTGGTCGATCGATGTTGAGTTCGAAGTCGATACCGAGTTGCTGAGGCCGGATGACGTGTTGACGTTGGTTGACCGTGCCGGCTTTGGGGTGGGAATCTGCGAATGGCGGCCAGAGAAGGGCGGCGAGTTTGGTCGGTTTCGCGTTGACAATACGAAACCAGTGGAGGTGATCTAACTCGGTTCGGCTAGGCGTGGCCGGCAGGCATGGCACGTTGCGTCGGGTCTAGGTTTGTCAAGGTCGGTTTTGGCGAGGCAGGCACGACAAGGCTAGGTGCGTTGTGGTTTGGCTCGGCCCGGCATGGCATGGCAGGCATGGCTAGGTTAGTCGCGGCGAGGCCAGGCCGGGCCTGGCATGGCAGGCAAGGCAAGGCTTGGCACGGTCCGTCTAGGCGAGGCACGGCTGGGCATGGCAGGCATGGCTAGGTTGGTCGAGGACAGGCAGGGTTTGGCACGGTCGGGCAAGGTTTGGCTAGGCAGGCGAGGTTAGTCGGGTGTTGGCCCGGCAGGTTGCGGCATGGCAGGCAAGGTTAGTTTTTAGTTTCACTTAAGGAGATCGAAAATGAAGGTTCAAAAGATTCAATGGAAGTCGCACGCGAAATCGTCGGACATTCCGGCGGACGTTGTCTACAGCGAGTTAATCGCCGTTAAGAAAAACAACAACGGAAATCTTACGCCAGACGATGTTGTCGAAGCGGCGAAAGATCCAGCCTCAGCGATGCACAATTGGTTCACATGGGAGGACACCGAAGCGGCGAGGCGTTACCGGCTAATGGAGGCTGGTTCGCTGATCCGGTCGATCGAGGTGGTTTACAAAGAGGCTCCGAAGATGGAGCGTCGAGCGTTTGAGATCAGCTACCGCAAGAAGACTGGCGACAGCGAATCGAGGACGATCTATCGGACGGCTGCAGAAGCGGCGGCAGATCCGGACACCCATGCGAGGTTGATTGCTGAGGCGGTGCGTACGCTGATGGCGTGGCGGAAACGCTTTGCCGCGTTGCAAGAGTTGCACCACATTATGACCCAGATCGATGCGGTTGTGGAGTCGCTGGCTGACAAGGAGGTCGCGGTTTGATGAGGCAGGCAAGGCCTGGCACGGCTTGGCCGGGCGTGGCTTGGCGAGGCGAGGCAAGGCAGGCTTGGCACGGCGAGGCGGGGCATGGTTCGGCCCGGCATGGCACGGCAGGCTTGGCAAGGTGTGGAATAGCGTGGTTGGTCGAGGTTGGTTTTGGCAGGCAAGGACCGGCGAGGTTGGTCACGGTCAGGTCAGTCCGGGTACGGCATGGCAGGCGAGGCATCGCAATTAACTTTTAAGCAAGGACAATGACAATGACCAAACCATACCGACCCTACCCGCCCGGCCAAGCCTGGGACGAAGCGTGGCATCAGCGGCTACGGGCCGAACGATACTGGCGAGCGTTGCGGCAGGTCGTCGAGGCGTATACGGAGTTTCGACACATGACGTCGAGCGATTTGGCGTACAAGCTGAAAGAACTGGCGGAAAAAGGACTGGGAGAGGAATCATGCTGACTATCAAACAATTTTGCGACAAACACAAAGCGTGCAAAGAAGGTCGTGACTGGGCGTTGGCGAATTGTTCGTCGATGCTCGATGCTTGGGACAAGCTGCCGCCAGAGTGGGTTATTTGGGTGGCTACGCGGCGAGGAGTCCTTACTGACAAAGAGCTGCGACTGTTTGCCTTGTATTGTGCTAGGAGCATCGAGCATTTGCTGTTAGACCAGCGCAGCAAGGACGCCATCGATGTGGCTGAG